CCTTTAACACAAACAACGACGACTTTTGGAAATTTAACTGGGAGTTCAAAATGGGCGGGTGGTGTTCTTGCACCAAATGGAAAGATTTATGGAATACCTAGGGGTACAGAAAATATTTTAGAAATAGATCCAATAACAAAAACTGTGAATACTTTTGCTAATTACTCAACAACTGATAAATGGATTGGTGGTACTGTTGGACTTAATGGAAAAATTTATGGTATACCTTATAATTCAACTACAATTTTAGAAATCCTCACACAACCAAGCGAACTAAGTATTAATATTCCATTATCAAGACAATTAAACAAATTTTAAAACAATAATAATAGACTATGTTAATTTACAAATTTGAAACAGAAGATGCTGCTATTGCGGCGAAGGCACAATGTGATTCGTATTATGGTTATCCCAAGGAAGGCTGTGTGACTTCTTCTTGGGTGGACTATAATTTTCATGAATCGGGTAATTTTTATTACATTACATTTAATGATTCTTTGACGGTTGTTTTGGGTGATCCTATTGAGGAGGATTTAACTTTTACAAATGTTGAAGAGGTTCAGGAATAAAAAAAGATAATTATTATGAGATATTTTAAATATGAGGTTGAGGGGTGGACGGCGGAAAATAAGGGGGGATTGGACGGCGAAAATGGCGAATTTCCCATCTCCGCTATCATCGAATTGGGACCGATTTCCGTCGATGGTGTGGATAAATTTGCCGTCGACATCCTTTGGGAAAACGAACCAAACCCCAACCTAACCCCTTTTATCGTTTGGCCCCTTCCCGAAAATGTTAAACACACAATACTGGGTTTGGAGGACCTATACTTGAAAGAATACGAATTGGCAAACCCCCCAATCTAATTTTTTTCATTTTCGCCGTCCACCACCCCCAAAAAAACCAAAAAAACAAAAAACAGTTATATTTATATAAAAAAATAATAAGAAAAATCATGATTAAATTTCAAAAAAACAATATCGTTTTAGGCGAGGATCAAATCACTTCAAATAAAGTTGAAGGATTTATTATCTATTTCTCTACACCATCAAAAGGCGCATTAAATTCTTGGTTGCAGCCTGTAACAATTAACCCTGCACACGAAACACCTGCTGATCCAGAAACAGGAACAGATGCAGTTCAACACCCTGAAACATATAATTTTGTGGGTTTTGCTGTTATGCCTAAAAATTATGCTGATGTAGAATTTACAGGAAAAGATATTCTTACAGAGCTTCACAACCTTTACATTGCTGAATTGTCAACATTGAATCCTTCAATCACATTCACTTCAACTATCGTTGCAGGAGCATAAAAAGATTTTAAAACCATAATGATAATAATGTTCGGTGAACCTTGTGTTTGCCGAACATTTCTTTTTTAACCTATATTTATAGCAAAGTATAAAAATATGGATAAGAAGTCGTTAGCTATAAAATATATAAGTTATTTAGAGGATCCTGTTAATTTAATCCAAGATTGTTTTCAGACATTTGATGCTAGTCAAGAAAAATTTGTTAAGTTTGAATTATTCCCAAAGCAACAAGAATTAATAGACATATATAGAAATAAAAAGCATGTTCTTGTAAATAAATCTCGTCAAGCTGGTATCTCTACTGTTACAGCTGCTTATATTGCGGCTATTTGTGCTTTAACCTCTTCGGATAACCCTTTTAGGGTAATCATTGTTGCTAACAAAGGAAAGCAGGCTGAAGATTTTTTAGCAAAGATAAAAGAGTTTTTATCACAGGTTCCAAGATGGGTTTGGGGAGAAAATTATGATAACAGTAAGGAGTTGGACGGCCATATTATAGGTAAGGGTTCTGTAAAATCAATTAAATTAAAAAATGGCTGTCACTTATCAGCCGTTGCAACAAGTAAAGATGCTGTCAGGGGACAATCGTCACCTAGAATAATTGTTATTGATGAGGCTGCACACATTGATAAGACAGACGGCGAATTAATGTATGGTTCTGCAATGATGGCGTTATCTTCAAACGTCGCAGGGCAAATGTTTTTGATTTCAACCCCGATGGGTACTGACCCTATTTTCTTTAAAACATATTCTGAAACAATTTCTAGTAACGGGAACAATAATTTTACAGTCCATGAAATGTATTATTTCCAAGATCCGAGGTATAATAAAAATTTGGTTTGGAAATATAAAGATGAAGATGGAAATTTAATTGAAGAAAAGGAAATAGAATACGACAATGAAAAGATGGTTATTAAGTTCAAAAAAGGATGGATCCCAGAATCAGATTGGTACAAACAACAGTGTGCTATTCTACATAATGATAAACGATTAATTAACCAAGAGCTTTTATGTAAATTCGACGGATCAGGGCATAACGTAATAGATGTTGAACACATAAAAAGACATGAAGAAAAATATGTTTGTGACCCAATTGAGAAAGCTGAAGAAAAAGAAAATATGTGGATATTTGAATATCCCAAGGAAGGGCATAATTATTGTGCCTTTGCAGATGTTTCTACGGGTAGTGGCGATGATTATTCTTCACTTGAAATAGTAAACACAACAACAGGTGTACAAGCTGCTGAATATAAAGGTAAATTAAAATCTGAATTTTTTGCACCTATTGTGAAACGCTGGTGTGAAATGTTCAATGCAATTACGGATGTTGATACTACAGGCGGTTACGGTGAAAATTTAATAACAGATTTGGAACGTTTAAATTTTAAGTTACTGAAAAAAGATGAAAAAGGTGAAGCAAAGGGGTTGAAATTTAGTGGGATGAGTAGACCCAAAATCATTCAACGTTTTGTAAATTATGTTGAGACAGACACATTTAAAATTAAATCTATTAGATTAATAGGTGAACTTAAAACTTATGTTTGGTTAAACGGAAGACCTGACCACATGAGAGGTTTCAACGATGATTGTATAACAGCAGTAGCAGGAGCACTTTGGTTGTTTGAAACTTCCTTTAAACAAATGGAATCAGCACAAGAACAATCCAAACAAATGTTAAATGCTTGGTTGGGAGTAGACAATTCAACAAATACGAAAGAAGCTGTCAGATCAAGAAATAATAAATATTTAAGACAGGATGGAGTAGATATTTCACAATATGGGTGGCTTTTAAAATAGTTTCTTATATTTATAATAAAAAAGTGAATAATGGCAGATAATAATTCAAGGCAAACGGTTTATCAAAAATTAACCAGTTTTTTTTCTGGTGGGATAGATAACCCTGAAGTAAGTCGTGGTTTTACCAATAAAACTGTAGGTGTTGATAGAGAAATATTAAGAACTAAAGACCGTGGTGAAGTCGAGGTAAAAAAGCTAGAAAGGCAACAGGCTTCTTATATAAAGAGTTTGTGGAATAAAGCAACTTCCTTAATTAAGTACCAAGTTTTACAAAACGAAGCACGAAGGATTCCTTCATATTATGATTATGAAAAGATGGAAGAGTACCCGATTATAGGTGCTGCTTTAGATATTTTCATGGAGGAATGCACACAAGCAAATGAAAAAGGTAATGTTTTAAACATTTATTCTGAAAGTGAAAGAGTTAGAAAGGAATTAGAAACCATGTTCTATGATAAATTAAATGTCAATATGAATATTGGTATGTGGGTAAGGAATATGTGTAAATATGGTGATAATTTCGTTTATTTAGATGTTGATCCAGATGTAGGTATTACCAATTGTAAACAGTTGCCTAATATTGAAATCGAAAGAGAAGATAGCGATTTATTGGATTATATTATTTCAGAAAAAAAGTCAGGAACAATATTTAAGTGGAGAACTTCGAGAACAATCGAATTTAAAGATTGGCAAGTTGCTCACTTCAGATTATTGATAGATGATAGAAGAATCCCTTACGGTGTTTCTATATTAGAAAAGGCACGTAGATTCTGGCGTAATCTTTTATTAACTGAAGATGCTATGAGAACCATTCGTTTAATTAGAGCGAGTGATAGAAGGGTATTTTACATTAATATTGGTAATATTGATCCAAATGATGTACCACAATATATTAATGGCATAGCTGATAGATATAAAAGAAAGAAAACAGTTGACCCAGAAACAGGGCAGGAAGATTTGAAGATGAATGTGTTGGGTATAGACCAAGATTATTTTATTCCTATTAGAGATGCTAACGATGGTTCTAAAATTGATACTATTCAAGGCCAAACAAATTTAGACATCGCAGATATTGAATATGATTTGAAATTATTGGTCACAGCGTTAAGGGTTCCAAAAACATATTTGAATTTTGAGGAATCTGTAGCTGAAGGTAAATCTTTGGCTATGCAAGATATTAGATTTGCTAAAACAGTTAATAGAATCCAACTGTGTTGTTTGCAAGAATTAAATAAAATTGCAATGGTGCATTTGATTGCTTTGGGTTTGGAGGAAGAATGTGGAAACTTTGTTTTGAGTTTAAATAATCCTTCGATTCAAGCTGAAGTATTAAGAATGGAACTGCTAACTCAAAAGTTAGACACATATAAGTCAGCCGTTGAAGTTGCAGCAGATGGTATCGCACCTATGTCACATACAAGAGCTAAAAAATTAATACTTAATTTCACAGATAACGAAATTAAAGAAGACTTATTACAACAAAGAGTTGAAAGAGCTTTAGGTATTGAATTACAGAAAACAGAACAAATAATTCAGAACACTAAATTCTTTGATGAAGTAGATAAAATCTATGGAATACCTAATGCAACATATACTCAAAATGTAGATGGAACTAGCATTGGTGGTGAAGGTGGCGAAGGTGGTAGTGGTATAGGCGGAGGTGATTTTAGTGATATAGGTGGAGGATTAGGTG